CGTGCTCTTTATTCTGATGATGCCCTTACTGCCTTTAAGATGACGAAATATACATCTTCCCCTGAAGATATTCTCAAGTTTAAATTTGAAACTTATAATGAGTATCAAATGGTTTGTAAGCCTTCTCAAGAATTCACATCCCTTTCTATGGATCGTATTGACCCACAACATTCCTTTTTGGGAAGTTCCTTTCACTTTAATGAAAGCTTAGGTGTCTACGTCCCTTTTCCACGAATAAACAAATTATGTTCCTCTTTGAGATATATTTGTGAGGCTAAACCCCTCAAGGACATTTTTTGTAAGGCAATTATGTTGTCTGTATTATCCGTTCCCCACCCCACATTATTTAAAATTTGTCAAAAATTCACAGCCTATACTTCATCTCTTATGCAGCAAGCTCATCATGAAATACCTGAATCCTTCCAACAAATGATAGATAGTGTCCTGGGTGAATCCACCTGCTTTTATAACTTTGTTTTGGGTAGAGAAAGTAAGATTAAATACGATCATACAGGTAAAGAACCTAATGATTTTACATTTTCTTTTATCTTCTTTTCCCCCCTTTCCCTTCGTTTTTACCTTGACGTTTTTAAAATGAATGCGCAAAGCGAAATTAAAGTTAAAAGAGGTGAACGCCTCTTGAATTCCATCGGTAACAAGACCGGCCTCACACCGGAGTCAAAAGCCTGGTTGACTGCTTCTCTTGATCCTTTTCATGATGGTCAAATCCCTAATCTGGAGGGTTATCCAGATACTCAAACCAGCCCGTCCGTGGTGCAAGTTGTTAAGAAATCCTTTCAGATTTCGAAACCTTCTTCGCTTGCTTCTGGGAATTGGAGTTTTCAGTTACATTTAGCCGACGCTTTGTCCGCATCAACTGCAAACCCAGTGGGATTACTTGCTAATAAAGTCTATGGAGACGTTACCAATAATTCTGCTGATTCCCCTGCCATGTGTACCGGCGGTATCTCAATTGTCGCCCATCTTGACTCCGATACAACCCACCCTTTGTGGATGTATTCCAATGATGCTTCGAAAGGAGTTCATATTCAAGGTCTATCTACAGACTCTGATTACATCAAAGGAAAGTCCCGAGTTATTGGTCGTGCCTTTCAATTGAGAAACACCACTGCCGACATTTATAAACAAGGTTCCATATGTGTATACAGACAACCTACTGCTCCTGAAGAGTTTGCCTGCTATGAAACTAAGTTTCGATTTCTTCGTGGTGGTGAGAAAAACCGTCGTCTCTCTAAAGACCCAAGCCCTCTAATTGGGGATACTTCCTCTTTAGGTTTTAGGGACCTCCGTTTTTCTACCCCCCCTCCATCCACCTTAGCTGATGCCCTTCTGCTACCTGGAACTAGACAATGGGAATCCAAGCATGGCTGTTATGTCGTTCAGACACAGTATGATATGGAGAACCCTTGCACGTATTTTGCTCCTCGTGATGTAATAGTCACTACTAGTGAAAGCGGTATACAGTTTCCGCAGCCGAACATCCCTTATGATGCTACTTCAACTTCCACTCTTTATTCTGGCTATCCAAATGGCTTCGATAATGATGTTGACACTTATAATGGAGATGGTCCCTCAGGTTGGATTTATACCCCCACCTTCCTCGAACAAAAATTCATCCCCTACAATCCTTGTGGGGCAATAGTAACGGGACTGAATGATCAGTCCACTTTTACTTTAAATTGGATTGAAACCTTCGAGAGAACCATTAATTCAGACCAGAAGGATTTAGTTACTTTAGCTCAGCCTTCTGCTCCCGTAAACTTTCAAGCACTTGAGTTATACTCCGCTGTTTGGCGAGATTTACCTGTCGGCGTTCCCGTTGAAGAAAATGGTTTAGGTGAGTGGTTTCTTGGAGTGTGTGACTCTATTGCCGAGTGCATTTCTGACATTGGTCGCCCTATTCTTGGGGCCGTTTCTGGATATCAACAATCCCGGAACCTAAACCAACTCCCAAATCCCTCTGCACCTACTAATATTAATAACACATGGACCGCAACAGACAAACCCAAAGCCCCAAAGCAGAGAGTTCGTACTGGTGCAGGAAAAGTTACTGTTACTAAGAAAGGAAAGGTTAAAGCCGTTTCTGGACCTCAACTTCCTAATGGAAAGTTTAAGGGAAAGAACCGCAATAGATAGACTCACACTATCCCCGTCTTTTGATGAATACCTCAGACGTAAAAGAAACGTTATTCTTTAGGAAAGAACTTCCCACTAATTTAATGAAACACTTATGTAGTAATTAGTTAGATTAATTGGTTTTCAAATATGATATATGCGTTTAAGCACTTAGCTATAGTCCATCCAAGGACTGCTAAGGTTTAGCTTACATATACTTGGAATATTTGTTAGAAGATTAAGTCCTATGACAAAAAGTTGGGAATCCATCCTATGGTACGACAAGATCTGCCATTTAAAGTTTTAAAATGAAAGTTACCTCTACCAAGCTAACAATTCGGTATCGAGGAAAGGTTCTGCTTACAAGGCAAGAATATCACTTTCATCCTCGGGCATTCTGTTTCTTAAGAAGAAAGAATGACCGGACGTTGATCGACTACATGTTTTACAGTACATTTCAACTAAGACGTTTTATGACACATCCTGCATCGCTTAACGAAAAGCAACAATGGAAAGATTATTTCATTAATCATGAAATTGTTAATGATCGAGAGATAGTAAAATATCTCTATCGAATGCAGACCCCATAAATGGATTTCATATGAGGAATGGAACCTGTCTCGGCCCCTGCTCTATTCATGAACCCACCTAGTTTAGATATACTAGTCTTAAACGGTAATGATTGGATTTGAGTAAACCGCCACGGAGCACCCTCTCAAACAAAAAAAAAA